CTCCGCGCTCTTCCTGCCGTAGTACATGCTGTCTGCCATGCGCTGCTTTTTCAAATCCTCGCGGTTTTTCTCTTTCAAATCAGCAATTTGCTGCTGAATATCCGAGATTTTCTGCTCGTATTTTTCCTTCTGTATCTGCAAGCTGCCCTGTCGGTAGTTCTCGCCGGAGCGAAGCATATCCGCCCGCAGCTTGTCCAGTGCGCGCTTCTGCTGCTGTTTCAGCTGTGCAATCTGCTGCTTTGTGCCCTCGTTCAGTTCGTCAAAACGGATTTTTTGACGGTCTGCATAGGTCGGTTCCAGCGACACGGTTTCTTTGAACCGGTCAATGATGCCTTGCGCAATCGCATCCGTTGCCGCGCTGTATTCCTCGTCTGTCAAGCTGCGCTCCACCGGCGCAAAGGTGCGTGCGGTCTCTGCGAGCAGTTCCGCCTGATCGGCAGGGTTTACAACCTCTGCCGGAAACAGTTCCGGATACTGTTCGTTCAACTCCACATATTTTTCGTCAATCGGCGTGCCGCTGTTGGTCAACTGCACGTATTTCCGATTCTGCTTTTTGAAGTTGCTCCATCCGTCCGCAAAATCTCCTCGATTCTCACGCGGCACAGAGATTGCATGGTGCTTGAGGTCTGACAGCAGGTCAGCGTATGTTTCGCTCATCTCTGTTTCCATAACCGTCGCGTCGTCCAAAATCAACTCTGCTGCGGATTCCGCAAAGCTATACGCACCGTTTGTATCAATCAATTCCGGTCGCCTGTGCAGAATGTTATACAGTGTTTGCAGTGTGTCGGTCAGTTCTTCTGCATTCGCTGTAGAGCGGTATTCCGCAAGCAGGTCTTGCGCCATGCGCTTGATACCGGCAGGGGATACTTGCTGATACTCAGAGAGCTTTATCTGCCGCTTGGCTTCGTCCCGCTGCTTCTTCAGTCGTTCAATCTCGGATTCGTAGCTTTCTGCACTGCGAGACTTCACAGAATACCGAATGTCCGCATTTCCTCTATCAAACGTACCGACATTATCCGTTGCGGATTTCACCTGTTCTGGGCTGTATACAAATAGTTCTCCGCTGTCCCTATCCCACACAGCGTCGTATCCCTCTGAGCGAACCTTTTTATCCACTGCACGGATCGCTTTATCTCGCTGCTGATAATCGTAATTTTCACTGAACGGAACTGCATGAGGATACTTTGTATACCGTTCTTCTAACATAGCGTTGTACTGCGCTCTGTCCATAACCTTTTGGGCGGCAACATATAAACCAAGAATATGCGGATTTCCGCCGCGCTTTCGGCTGTTTGCCCCCTCCGCAGCCATTCGGGCAGACATTTCATATTCGGTTAAATAAATCTTATTACTTCCTGCTCCAAGACCAAGCCGTCTGCCTGTCAGGTCGTTGGAACGTCTCATGCTGAACTCCCAGAAGTCCGATGCCGTTCCATGATACATAATTTTCGGAGAACCATCTTCGTTGACGATTTGGCTTGCAGCCTTCGGAGAGAATTTCTTGTCGCATCGCTTGACAAGCGCAAATAAATCTGATACGGTATGTACATTAGCAGCAGTCGCTTGTGATGAGGCTAGGGTAACATTGTTACTTGAACCTCCGACACTCGGCTGCTGCTGTTCTATATAATTCAGCTTATAAGCACGTTTTGATGTCTTTGATTCATTCGGGTTATACATTTCTTCAACGTATAATCTAAGCAATACCGGTTTATTCCCGATGTCGGCAATTGCATACAAGCTATGCATCAACAAGGAATTCTGAGATTTTGTTTTTCCGATTGTACTAGAATCAAGAAGCACTGCCTTTTCAACAATATCATTCAAATATTGAGTGTATGCATATGCTTTTTTGCTGCTTGCACTCTGATGCACTCGTGTTTCCGAAAACACTTTTCCCGAAACACTAATATCCCATCCGGTATCAGCATTGTGCTGCAAGCCTCTCGTGCTGCCTTCCTTCGTTGCAACCTGCACAGTGGTCTGGTCATTAACGCGCCAATCACCGAACCATGCGCGGAAAAACGGAGACTTCTCTCCCATTGTCTGATAATATCGCTCTGCTATCGGCGCGAGTTTTTTTAATTCCTCCTCGGTCAAATGATTCAGACTTTTACGTTCCAATGATTGAACTGTTTTAATTTCATCCTCTGTCATACGGCTGCCGTCATCGGCAGTCTTTTTCTTTGCCGAATATCTCATGTTTTTTCGGCTCTTTTCGGTCAGGCTTTTGGTGGTTTCCGGCTTGCGCGCCTTGGTTTTTACGCGCTTGCTGCTCGTCTGCTGCACGCCGTTGGCGCGTTCGGATGCCGCCTGAAAAGCGTCTGCCCACAGCCGTTCTGCGGTAGACATGCGCCGCAGGATTTTCTTTTCTGCTGCAGATGTGCCGTCAATCTTCTTGCGCAGCTGCTTAAATGCATTGCGCAGCTTTTGCCAGAACGAGCGCGCCGCCTTGGGCTTGCTGTTGACAAATGCCTGAATGCTCTCCGGATCCGTCATGAGTTCGTTTGCCGCATAGTCTGCGGCAATTTCGTCCATGGCTTCCTGCCGTGTCAGCGGGATGCCGCTCTGTGCATACTGGTCAATCGTCTCGGAAATCAGCTGTTCCATGCCGTCCGCGTTGCCTTCTGCTTTCTGCCGCAGGGCATAGTCGCGGAACGTGCGGTACTTTTCCGGCGCATAGGTCTGCATACGATGCGTGATTTCATGGCTTGCGGTCAGTGTCAATGCCTGCTCCAGCGTGTCTCCCTCGGCATCTTTGGCAAGATAGATAGTGTCTCCGACAATTGCGCCGTTCTTTGTGCCGCCCTCCACGCTGTCCTTGACGACAATGCGTGTGTTCAGCTTGCTTGCATAGTAGCTCAGACGGTTTTGTACCTCGCCGGAAATGTCGCTGCTGTCCGATTCGTATACAACGGTTCCGATTTTCGCCGATACCGCCGCGCCGTCTGCAATGTCTCGCTGGATCTGCACGCGCTGAGAGGCGTCCTGCATACCTGCCTCATATGCCGCAGATGCCGCCTGCTGTGAAATCATCTTTGCCCAGCCGGACGATTCCACGCGGTCAAGCGTGTTGGTGAGACCGGCGTTGTAGTACCGCGTGAACGCCTCAAAGTATGCCTCTGGGTCATTCTGTGCGGATTCCGTGTTCTGATACTCTTTGTATGCCTCGCGTCCTGCGCTGTCAAAAGATTGCTCCATTGCCGCCGCTGTGCTCTGCTGCTCGACTTGCGCACGGTCTTGTACACCCGCGTCAAACGCCGCTGCCGCTCTCGTCTCTCCGATGCTTTCCGCCGCCGTAGAGACCGCTGCCGCTTTTGCCTGCGCCGTGCCGCTGCTCTGCACACCGGATGCATACGCTGCTGCATAAGCCGCCTGTTCTGATGCTTCCGCCTGCTGCATGTCGTTCTTTACAAAGTCCTCTGTGCCGGCATTTCCCAGCGCGCGCAGTACAGCTTCCTTCTCTCCGCCCAGCTGTGCCTGCGCCGCCTCGATGACCTTGCCGCCCGCCTGCGCCGTCTGGCTCTTCACCGCCTCGCCAGCGGCTTTTTTTGTGTCCTGTATACGTTTGCTTACCTCGTCGGTTTCGCTGTTTTGTCCGGCGTTCTGCGCACGCTGTACCGTACCGGTTTGTCTTTGCTGCGTCTCCGCCTGCCGGACTGTGCCGCTCTCCGGCATCGCGCCTGCGCTCGATGCATCTTCCTGCACGTCGGTGTTGTTCTGCGTGTCCGCCATCGCATTGCGGTATCGTGCGTTCGCGCCATACGCAAGCGCCTGTGAGCCGCCGCCCATGATGCCGCCGACAACTGCACCGCCAGCAAAATTCTCTGCTGCGCGTTTCGGGTTAATCAGCGCGTCGTCATCGCTCATAGAAAACAGCGTCTTGTCGTGGTCGTAGAGTGCCATTTGCAGCAGATGGTCGATCATATCCTGCTGGACTTCCTCGCCGCCTTCTTCCCATGCTGTCTGGATGGTCTGCCGGAACAGCTGGGACAGAGATTCCGCCGCTGCTTCCTGATTCAACGTTTCGAGACCGCCGCCGATTTCCACCATAGATTGCAGGAACGATGTAGTGAATGCGTGTGTAATCGCGCTCAGCTCATCTGCTCCGCCGTTTTTTGCATCCTCGTAGCTCTGACCGGCGATCTGTGCAAACGATGTCCAGAACGACGGGTTTGTGACCGCCTTCTGTGCAATGCCCAGCAGAGTAATTCCGCCGTCAGCAGCCAATTCCGCACCGGCACTCACGCCAGCTGTCATCAGCGCAACGACTGCCTGTGGCAGGTTCTCCGTGATGAGAGAGGTTGTCCACATGCCCAGCTTGCCGACATCTCCGGAAGTGTTGTAAGCCAAATCGTACTGATTCTGAAAATGCTGTGCGGACTCGCTGTTGTCTCCGTACCAATCATTCAGCCATTTGTCGAACGCATTGTTTTCTCCGAACACCAGTTCGGTTGGCAGGAAGAAATCCGCCGTCTTTGCCAATGCCTGATTTGCCTTGTACATGCCGCTGTCAAAAGCTGCCTTTGCGCGGTACAATCCCTTGCCAATCGCCGTCTTGTCGTCCCAGCTCTTGCCCGTCTTTTCCTGATACGCCGCCTTGAGCTGTTGTGTATGGCTGTATTTGTCCTGCCCTTCCGCCGCCTTTTGAATCACCTGATTGTCCTGCTGAGAAAGCCATGCGTTCCGATTTGCCGTCTTGCTGACTTCCTCCACGCCCATTTTTGCTTTGCCGGTCAGACCTTTGGCAATGTCTCTGTCGCTCTGATGTCTGCGCGGATTGCTCGCGCCCTGCTGCCCGATTTGGCTCAGCTTCTTGCCGCCGGAGTATGTCCATGTGCCGTCTGCGTTCTGCGATGCCGTGCCGGTGTAGTTCAGCGTGTAGTCGCCCGTGTGGCTGTCATAAGTCACCGGCTCGTAGGTATCCCAGTTGTACATATCGCCGTACTGCTGTTTCATGCTCTTGCGGATAGATTTGTTCAGCTCGTTCATGTTTGCGATATTGAGCGCGTGCAGCATGTCCTTATCGCTCTTGCTGTTGGATGTATCGCTCCATGCGCCGCTCACGCCCAGCATGGCGCTCAGCTTGCCGTCATCGGTCTTATATGCCTGCTTGAGCGCATCGCGTTTGTTCTGCACCTGAATGCCGGTCTGCTTGATGATGTTCTCCGTGCCGGTCTTGGAAGAAAATCCGCCGCTGCTTCTGTTTTTCTTTGTGCTCGGCTGCAAAGCGCTTTTCGGCAGCACCGCACCGGTCTTGCTGATGATTCCTTCGTGCGCCCGCTGGTTGATTTGCACGGTGTTCTTGCCCTTGTTTGCTTGGTATCTGGACTTGTTTGCCAGCGGCGCAGGCGCCGCGCTATTGCGCGCATTGTTTTTGTTCTTTTTCTTTGCGGCGGCATCATTCGCCGCGAGCTGTCTTTGCTGTTGCTGTTTGGTCTTATTCTGTCTCTGGCTGCCGTTGCGCTTGACCGGTCCCGGCGTTGTTGCGCCGCTTCGTCTGCGTGTTGTGTTTGTGTTGCGATTGTTGCGGTTTACGACAGGAGACGGGTTTGCGTTGCGCTTCTGCGTATTTTTTTTGGTATTTTGTTTTTTCTTCTGCTGCTGTTGCTGCCTGATTTTCTTGTCTGTGTTTTTCTGCGCGTTTTTTCGCAGCGCATCGTTGTAAGTGCTGCCAATAATCGGCTTTCCCATCGCTTTTGACTCCTCTCGTTATCGGTTCATCTGCTCGCGCGTCAGCTTAGCAGACAGATCCGCCTCGTAGCGCGCCTCTGCCAGCTGTGCTTTCCACTGTGCATAATCGCTGTACAGCGTGCCCTCTTTGAGACCGAGAACCTTTGCGCTCTGTGCGTCCAGCACGCCGGAAGCCGCCCATTTTTGCAGCGCCTGCGTATATGCCGCGCTCTCTTTTTCCTGCAGGTTTGCGCGGTCGCTGTTGTAAATGTTGTACTGGTCGTTATTCAAGCCTTGCAGGGCGCTCAGCTTGCCGACTTTTGCGCTGTTGTTCGCCTGCCATGACTGCAGTGCCAAACTGTACAAATCCGTGTATTTGTCGTCCAGCTGTGCCATGTAGTTTTGCGCCGCCGCTGCTCCGGCGGATGCGGCATAAGAAGAAGCCAAACCGCCGGTCTGTGTTGCCGCTGCGCTGACGGCATCGCGTGCCGAGCGGTCAGCCTGCCGCGTGTACAGATTGCTCATCGCCTTCGCGTTGTTGTCCGTGCTTGGGTCGTAAGAAAAATCCTTGATGTTTGCAACGTCTGTCGCTGCGTGCCCCAGCTCGTTTTTCACCGGGCTGCTGTACGTCGGCAGATATGCGCCGTAGTCGCTGGTTTTTGCGTACTGTGTCAGTCCTTCACCGTCAATTTTTTCATTGCGCTGCTGCTCGTACTTTGCCGCCTGCGTGTAGTCCCCTCTGTTCGCCGCCTGATCGGCAAGGGATTTGTAGTCGGTATTTTTATCGTAACTCATGATGTTTTCTCCTCTCCGATGGCTATCCATCCGATTTCTCTCGTGCCGCTTGCATCCGGATGTACAAGATAAATGTCAAACCCTTCTGCTGTTGCCCGCGCCACAGCCTGCGCCACGCCTTTTGTGGAAAAGGTCGGTGTGATGGTAATTACCGGTGTGGCAGCAAAAGCGGTTGGGAATGTCACGTGTGTGTTGCCGCCGTCCGGTGCAAAGCTGCACTCCTGCGTGCCGTATTGTATTACGGGCAACGCTTTGATTTTGTCCGACAGTTGATTGATGAGTGCAGCCTGTGCCTGCTGTGTCTGTCCGATGGTTGTCATGCTGGATGCCGTGTCATCCGCCTTTTGCTGTGCACCGGATGCCGCGTCGGCTGCCTTCTTCACCGCGCCGGATACGGATACCATCTGTGTAGATAGCTGCTTGTCCAGCGCAGATAAAGACGCGCGGGACGCCGCCCCGTTGTCCTCATCGATGTTTTGAAACACATAGGTGAGCTGTTCGGACATGGCGCGATATGCAGAAAACAGAGAACGCACGGTTTCCGGCAGATTGTTCGCATCGTAATCCGGCATAGAGCGCTCGATATATAACGCCATGTGCGTTACCTCCTCTCGGAATAGCTGGTGTAGCAGCGTGTGATGGAATGGATGGTCACATCGCCGTGACACCGAAAGCGGATGCCAAGGCTGTTGCAGCGGTTTGGGTAAATTGGCAGGCTCAGCATCGCGCCGCGCGTACCCTCGGTCGCAGATACTTCCCGCCAGCGTCCGCCGTCCATCCGAATGTCGATGCGCAGCCATGCATTGCGCTGGATGACCGCCTGCACAAGCAGCTTTTGATAGCGCTTTTGTGCCGGTGTCGTATCGTCGATGTCCTCCAGCTGCACCCACCAGTCGCACGTCTTTGTGTAATCTATGTGCTCGTCCCTGCGCGTCAGCGTGCCGTTTGGATGCAGCAGGAAGGTCTCGCCGCCTGCATACACCATGTCGCACAGCCAATCATGAGAGACCGGAAGCCACAATTTGCGCACCGTATCAAACGCAAGCAATCGCTCTCCAGTATACGCAACGTAGTGCTGCGCCGTACCGATGGCAAACGGAATGGTCGTATCATCAATGTTTGCAGATAAACACTCCGGCGCATCGCCGTCATAAGCATAGATACCGTCTCTGCCGCAGAAGTACAGCACCGCGCCGACAGTCGCGACAGAACGCGCACAGCCGGTCTTGACGCCCGGCGCGGTTACGGTTACAACTTGATAATTGCTCGGCTTGCTGCCGTAGACCTTGTGAATCGTGTTTTCTTTGAATAGACAGATATGCGTGCCGTAATGTGCCGCCGCTGTAAAGTCTCCGTCCGTTGCTACGGATACGGCATAGGAATCATCAGACAGCCCGTCATATCTGTTCCAGTTGAACGGATCGCCCAATGCGCAGGCATAGATGGTATTCCCCTCCGTGCCCCATAATCGGTTGTCACCTTCGCACAAAGTTGTCAGGCTCGGCGCCGTGCGCTTGAACATCAGCTTGCCGTTGTAATATTCCAGCGCAGCCTTGAGGCTGTTCGCGTAGAATCCAACCTCCGTATCTGTCATGTATCGAATAGTTGCGGACTGTACGAGCACCGTGCCGAATTCGTCGCAGATGTCTACCGTATCGTTGACCTTGTATACCTGCTCACTGCTGCGCATCGGAAGAATTTTGATTGTTCCGTCCTTGGAATGAAACCGCACCCACACCACGCGCAGCAGCTTGCTTTTCTGCACACGGATGAGGTCAAAGTATTGTCCCTCGCTCTCTACCCATTCGTTGAGATGCAGCGTCCAGTTCGGTTCTGTGCCGTCTGTTACAAGATTTGTGCCCAGCTCGCAATCCGTGTCTAAGCTGTAAATCTTTTTGTCTGTGACGCTGATGCTGATTTTGAGCGGATAAACGACAATCTGCGTGTTGATACCTGCAATCAGATACTCGTCCGCCTCCGTCGCGCGAAGCTGCTGTTCCATGCCGGGCGGCAGTGTGAGCTTGATGTCGTTGAGAAAAATCCCGTCTTGTGTGATGCACAGGACGCCGCCGCTGTATGGATACATGCGCACCGGATTGTCATATGTGCGGATTTCCGTTTGTGCCGGAAGGGCGGACAGGCTCGGCATCTGTGCGCCGCTCAGTCCGTCCGCATCGCGGATGGTTCCCGCCGTCACCGGATACCGGTTGTTCATGCCGCTAAATTGTACAATGCTTTGCTCGGTCGGATAGGCTGTGTTGCGCAGATTTGGCATCTGCATCATGCGAACCACCTCGGTTTCCATTGGTTTTGCTCCGGCGTGTGGGTCTCATGCCAGAAGGTGATGAACTCCATGTATCGCTCGTTGAAGGCAGACGCATCGTTTGCATACAGGCTCATGTCCGCATTCATCAGGCTTATTTGCGCTGCTGCGTACAGAACATACGCATTGTCATAGGGAAACGGTATATATAACTCCTGCTGCTCGTCCTCCGGCAGCTGGTACTCCGGCACATCTTGCTCGCCGCTCGTGTCCCGAATCGCCTGTGCGTTGCAGGTGTTGATAAATTGCACAAGCTGCTGCTGTGTCAGTCCGTTCGGACGCAGTTCGCATACCCTCTCGATGCAATCGTTAATTGTCACTGCTCACTTCCCCCAATCGCACCGCATACAGCTGAATGTCTCTCAGATCAACACTGCCTTGTTCTTCGTCTACATTTGCATATCGCTCGCGGTTTTGTACAACGACGGACAGGGTATCGCCATCGCTGATGTTCGTGACGCGCTTTGCCGTACTGATTTGCTGGTTGATTTTCGCGTCCTTTGTACAGTAGCCGATTGCAATTGTGTTGATATCTCCCAGTGCCGAAACGGGCAGACACACAGAGATTGCAAAGTTTACGTCTGTGCTGTTCAGTTTTGCCTCTGCCCAAATTAGATATTGCCCTGCGGGCAGCTGCATCGCAGCATTTTCAGAGCTTTGCCATGTTGCGCCTCCCGCAACAGTCAAGCCAAAAAGGCGCACAGTTGTCTTTTCCTTTCCCTGCGTAGACGATACCGCATTGTTTCCGTAATAGTTTTTGACTGTCAGTGTGCAGCTCGCCGCTTCCGCCAGCGTAAACGCAAGTTTACAGAGGTTTAATGAGCCGTCCCTGACCTTGTCGTTGGTCACTGCTCCGTCTTTTAATCTGGATGTTGTCACGGCGTCCTTTTGCAGGATGCCTGCGTCAACGGAATCTGTTGCCAGCTTGTCATGGGTCACGGAATCGTTTGCCAGCTTTTCGGTCGTCACCGCGCCGCCCGCCAGCTTGGGCGTCGTCACCGCGCCGTCTGCCAGCGCCCGCGTCTCCACTGCGTTGTCCGCCAGATACGTTCCGTCAATGCTGCCCGTGATGAGCTTGAGTGCATCTGAGTAATACACAGCACTGACGCCCGTATCCTCGTATTCGCCGGTTTTCGGATTCCAGACATACCAGTGTTTGTCTCCGTCGTTGATTTTCACCGGCTCATGCTGAATGTTCTTGATTGCCTCCGCAACGGTCACCGCCATGCTGGCAATCGAACGCTGCAGCTGTTCTGCAAGGGATGGCGTCGGGTCGCTTGGGTCTGGATAATTCGTGTGATTTTCCAGCACTGTGAACGCCTTCTGCGCCTTGCGCACCGCCTTGCCGTCCTCATCGTAAGCGCGCACGGTCATCGTCACCCTGCCCGGACTGCGCACCGCCTCCGCCGGAACGCCGAACTCATACACGCCCTGCGCAATCATGTTGCCGCCGAGCGACGGGTCAAAGGACAGCAGCACAATGCGCACCGCCTCTGCGCCGTCCGCATCGTCAAAGAACACGGTGTTTGCAAGCGATGTCGCCCAGCTGCCGGTCAGTGTCAGCCGAATGCGTTTGCTGTTGCACTCGCCCTGAATGCCGAGCACATGACTGTCCGCCCGCAGGAATGGCCCCGCCGCCGTCACCTGAATTGTATTTTCCATATAATCTCACCTCACAAAAACCAAAAGAGGGAAGGGATTGTCTCCCCTCCCTCACGGTTGTTCTTACAGGTCTTTTGGTGTCCGCGCCGCCGCCGCGGAACGTGTCTTGAGCGATTCTGCCATGGCTGGCATCCACTCGTCCGTGATAAAGTCCGCCTGATACTTCGGCAGTGTGGTCTTGACGCCGCGCTCTACCGTGAATTTTCTGCCGTTGATGCAAAACTCGACGGTCTGATCGTTGCCCATGCTCTCGTCCACCGGAAGAAGAATATCTGCGGTTTCCGGTTCTGCCGCCTGCACAGCTTTTTCGGTGTCTGCATATTCCTGTACTTCCTGTACTTCCTGTACTTCCTGTACTTCCTGTGCTGTCTCTGTCTTTTTTGTTGCCATGATGGTCACCTCTTAGTTTGCGGTTGCTGCCGTGCCAAAACTGGACACAGTCTTTACGACAAGGGCATACTGGCTGAGCAGATAGCAGGTCGCGAACATCATCTTCCAGCCGCAGGTTGCTCTCTGGTCAAGCGGGTCGGAAGTGCCGCCGGAACCCAGCTGCTTGATGATAGAGTGCACGCCGCCGTCAATGTCAGAAACCGCATACGCGCCCTTGCCAAGGAATACCGTGTCGTAGATCGGCAGGTTGCCGGTTGTGGTCTTTGTAGTTTCAATCTTTGCTTCGGTGGTCTCCACGAAGCGCACGCCGTGCAGTTCGCCGATTTCGCCCTTATAGATGTTTTCGGTGTCTACATATTCGTGCGGATTCTTCCAGTTTTCATCGGACATGATGTCGTAAGCAACGTCCGGATGCACAATAGCTACATAATAGCCGTCAAATTTCGGCGCATTCTCGCGCTTGAGCGCACGTGCCGCCATGCGGATTACCTCAACGGACATGTTGTCACCTGCGACAAGCGATGCTGCGGA